GGCGGAACTGACGCTATCGTTGTTACCCTCACTCCGTGGCACAACGATGACCTCGCTGCCCGGATCCAAAAGCACGCTAAAGATACTGGGGAAGAGTGGACCGTTATCCGGTTCCCCGCAATCCTAGACGAAGAGCCTGCAAACGATGACCCACGTGAACAAGGACAAGCTCTCTGGCCCCGTAAGTTCGATGAGGCGAAGCTCGAGTCAATCAGAAAAGCTGTCGGCACTAGAGATTGGGACGGTCTGTACCAAGCTAGGCCAAGCTCTAAGGAAGGGACGCTATTCAAGCGGACTTGGTGGCGCTTCTATCATTTGGAGGCGATTCGCCCAAAATTTGAGACGTGGACAATCACGGTCGACGCTGCGTTCAAGGACCTTGAGTCGTCGAGTTATGTTGTCCTCCAGGTTTGGGGGAAGGTGGGTGCCGACCATTACTGTGTACACCAAGTCCGTGACAAACTCTCGTTTCTGAACACGTGCGCGGCGTTGAAACAGATGTGCGAGGAGTACCCTCAGGTATATCGTAAACTGATAGAGGATAAGGCCAATGGGCCGGCCATTATCAACGCCCTTAGTTCCAAGATTTCGGGCCTCTGCCCCCGTACCCCAAAGGGTTCGAAGGAGAGCCGGGCCCAATCCATCGTAGCCTCTGTGGAGTCCGGGAACGTCCACCTGCCGTACAACGCGCCATGGTTAGAAGATTTTCTCGATGAGATGTCGGCGTTTCCAGTAGGGCATGATGACCAGGTGGATGCTATGGTTCAGTATCTGCTAGAATACCAGGTGGACCCCCTGGCGTTCCTCCGCCAACTGACACAACTGTAGAGACAAAGACCATGAAACTCGCTTCCGATAATACCATCCAGGCTGAATCCGAAGCCACGTCCCGTATCACCGACCTTACCTTGGATGGGTGGATTTCGGCATTGACGGGGATGGGAATTGTAGGAAAAGACAAGAACGCCAACACGGTGTTCCGCCGGGCAGCCAGGCTACCGCGCGATACCCTGGACAACATTTATCGTCAGGACCCCCTAGCCACTCGAATCATCGATGTCATTGTGGACGACGCGATGCGGCAGGGGTTCACACTCTCCTTCAAGGGAGAGGGAGATGAAGCTGTGGACCCCGAGTTAGTAAACGACATCGTTGCTCGCACCAACAAATGGATAAAGACGGTTAAGATGGTGCAACATGTCAAGGACCACCTGAAGCAGGCTCGGGTCTACGGTGGGTCGTTGTTGGTGATGGGTATCAACGACACACAAGACCCGTTGATGCCGGTGAACCCCGACACGGTACAATCCTTTACATTCCTCAAAGCCCTAGACCGCTTTCAGATGTCGGCCAGTGGCCTCCTGAACACGGACCCCGAATCCTGCGACTTCGGATTCCCAGCCTGGTATCATCTCAACAGCATATTCGGGTCATTCGAGCTAGTGACCTCCAGCCTCCTGGACAAGGAACTCTCGGAGCAGGTTGGTGTACAGATGCACACCGAGGTGCCAGGGTCCGGGGGCACCGAGATTATCGCTTCGGGGAGTGGCGAGAAGATGGGTGCGGCTATGCCCACCCTCAACAACGTCACCGTGCATACGTCTCGTGTGGTACGTACCGATGGCACCGTGCTCACGGACCGTGCCCGCTTGGACAACAACGGGTGGGGAGACTCCATCTTCGAGAGGGTGTTCGAGCCCCTCAAGAACTGGAATACTGTGATGAATTCATCCGGCACGTTGGTGCACGACATGAATCGGGCGGTATACGGCATTCGGAACCTAAACGAGCTGATTCAGGCCAACAACGGAGAGTTGTTGATGAAGCGGTTTCAGATGATGGAACACACAGCGTCGCAGTGGAATGCCACTTTGATTGACGCCGATGGAGAGTCCTTCGTGCGGACAGAGACTAAGTTTACCGGATTGCCCGAACTCATCGAGAAGTTTGGTGTGCACTTGGCAGCAGCGGCTTCTATGCCGGTGACTCTCATCATGGGAATCTCGCCTAGTGGGTTCGGTACGGGGGAAGGCGAAGCCACCAACTGGAATAACGTCGTAAAGGCGTACCAGGATGAGGACGTGACCCCCGTTATTGAGCAGATTTTCGAGCAATTGTTCCGCACCCCCGAGTTCAACGATGTACCCGAGAACTGGGAAGTTGATTGGCATCCGTTGGTGCAGATGTCCGAAGCTGAGAAGGCCGAGATTGCAGCGAAGATGGCATCGGCTGATGCTGCGTACGTGACAGCGGCTGTCCTGTCCCCACACGAAGTTGCTCTGTCTCGATTTGGCGGAGAGAACTATTCCCTCGAGACCCAACTGGACGAGGAGATGCGCGGCCTGATGAAGCCTGCCGAGGGCGAAGAAGAGGAGGCTGTCGAGAAGGAAGCCGAGGAGCTGAATGCGGCAACCACGGCAGAGGGGGAGGAAGGCGAGCCGGCCGAGGAGACCGAGGAGACTACCCCGGAGGAAGCCGAGGAGACTACCCCAGAGGAAGACAAGGAAGAGGCCCCGGAGGAGGACGAGCCCGAGGAAGGTGCGGACGTTCCAGCCGAGGAAGAGACGCCCGAGGAAGGCGACGAAGAGGCCACCGACGAAACGTCCGAGGCTGTACCAGAGACCCCAGCCGCACCTGCTCCTCCACCAACCCCAACAGGCGCACTTCCCTCTGCCGCCGCCGAACCTATCGCGGCAGTTGCCGAGGCTGGTGGGCCCACCGACCCGGATGCAGCAGACCCCGGGACAGCCTTCGCTGGAGGCCAGGTTGCGGCAATGACGAAGGTTATCGGTCAAGTGATGGTAGGCGAACTGCCGCTAGAGTCGGCCGTGATGGTACTGACCGTCTCCTTCCCACTTTCCGAGGAGGAGGCCCGGGCCATGTTGGCGCCCGCGATGTTGTTACAGGAGGAGAAGATGGCAGAAAAGGCGGCCAACAAGGCTGCCATGGACCCTGCCATGCAAAACGAAATGAGTAAGCCGGGCCCCGGTGCCCAGCCCCCCGCACCACCCGTTGAAGGAGAAGCCCCCGATGTCGCAGCCCCCGTCGCTATGGTCCCCGTCGCACCTCCAGCACCGACCACACCTTCTCCGACAGAGGACCCTGCAGCGGAGTGAGTTTCGCCTAGATGCCAAGGTACCGCCCATTCTACCGGGCGGCGTGCAACAGGACTATTTTAGTGACCTACTCCCTATCACAAAAGAGATAGAGAGGTTAGTTCGCTTACACCTGTTGCCCGCTCTACAACCCGTGATGGACGAGCAGCGGGCAAAAATGGGGTTCCGTGTGGATTCTCCGCCCGAGGACATAGAGTCCATCGTCAAGTCCATTCGGGCGGAGTTTGCATTTAAGTTTACCGAGGGATTCATGCGGACGGCTGCCGACAAGGCGGGTGAATCGTCTAGCAACGTAAACCGTAAACAGGTTACTAACCAGATGCGGTCTGTTGGCGTAAATGTCTTCCAGGATACGCCCAATGCGGGCGACATGCTGAAGGATTTTACACGTACAAACGTCAAACTAATTAAGTCGTTACCCGATACCGCGTTTACACGTATAGAGGACATCGTACAGCGCGGATTAGCAACGGGGGCTAGGCATGGTACACTAGCGAAGGACATTGCGAAGGAATTTGACGTTACACGGAGACGGGCGAAACTTATTGCCCGTGACCAAGTTAGTAAATTGAACTCTCAGATAACCCGACAACGCCACAAGGCCAACGGTGTGACCAAGGAGATTTGGCGTACAATGGGTGATGAGAGAGTTCGACCCGAACACGAAGCCCGTGAGGGTCAAGAGTATAGTGTAGAGACCGGAATCGAAGGTGAATTTCCGGGCGACCCTATCAACTGTCGATGCTACGCAGAACCCGTACTTGGAGATTAGAAATGGACAAACTGAAAAGTCGTACCGAATGGCAAGCCTATCTACTCACAATTACGATTCTGTTTCTGGACCACTTCCTGGGTCTGAAAGTAGAAACCAACACACTGTTCGCATTGGTAGGGTCCACCGCGGCGTATGGCGTGTCCCGTGGGTTAGCCAAAACAAAAGGTGACTAGGCTGTGTCGGGTCACCCATACGAGACGCCAAACGATTTATTCGCTTCTAGTACCCCACTGCCTGCCCAATCCCCCGCTCTGCCGACTGCGTCCATGCAGGCAATCATGGAGCAGTTGGACTACCGTGATAAGGCTGCCCAAGCCTACGCGAAGAAGATTATTCGCAATTGGGTATTAGCAGCGTTGGGAATTGTTGGTGCCCCAGTTTCAGCACTGGGGTTCATGCAACAATCCACCGTGGAGGCCACTCCCCGGATGGAAGCGCGCATAGACAAGTTGGAACAGATAATACGGGATGACTCGAATCGCATCCGTCAAGACTTGAGGTCCATAGCCTGGGTTGTCCTGGATATGCAGAGTCAAGCCGTGGATTCGGCGGCGTATTTGGGCAACAAACTGGACAAGGTTTCCAAGCGAGCGCAGGCGGTCCGCTTGCCCGAAAGGGAGAGCCGAAAGGCCGTCGACCAACGTTTGGACAAGCTTTTGGGTGCGCCCGCTCGACGCTAATACGCGTAATTAACGCTCACGTAAGTCTTTTTGAGTTTTGCCTACGGCGTGACGGTTTTGCATCCTTGCTTAACTTGACGAAATGCGGTTTATTTATTTTTACAGGTAGTAGGGCTTACAACTATGCCAGCTCCAGTAGTAGACGAACTCCCTACTTCTAGCAAGCTAGCGATTGGTCGGGTAGAGGGGGACCCTAAGACCGAGAAGTTGTTGGTGGGGGAATACTATTCCCGTGAGCACACGTGGGTGGATTTCGACACACAAGAGCCCGCCAACTTTACAGGGTGGGTACCCGAGGCATACGCTGTTGATGCCAACAGCGCGGTGGTGGGTACGCCATTCGAGGTGACCCCCGACCCCGGCGACACTACCGGCAAGTTCCGCGTCACCATCCCGATTGCCACCGTTGAGATGCGTGACAACGCCGTGAAGTGGAGATTTGACGTCGTTAGTGGGGCCAAACGGATAGCCCTTGCCTGCGCCCCCCTCAACGTGGAGAGTTGCGC